AGCGCACACTTCGTAGTAGCTGCCGAAGTCGTGCGGAAAGGCTTTTACAGCTAGATATCCGTTCTCAGGCTCGGGATAGTGGCGGCGAATCTGGTCGGCGAATAGTCGTGCTTCTCGGCGTTGCGCGGTCGCATACTGTCCGGTCGGCTCGTTGTAGGTGCAGTCCTCGTCGGTCGGTACAGTTCCGATAGTGAGATAGTCTTTCATTGGTCGGTTTCCTTATGGTTGAAAGCGTGGCAGGTTGCGAACAAAAGTATTTTCCTGGTACAGCTCGGTGTACTTCACAGGCTCGGCGCGGGCGGCTTTGGCGATGGCGAAGCGGGCGAAGTCACAGTCTTCTTCCAAATAGACCATATCATCGCGTTGATATGAGTATTCGCTGATGGAATGGCGGATTCCGAGCGCGTCAAGCTCAGCGCGTGGCACTTCTAGCCAGCCATGCCCAGGGTCGGTAATAAAGCGGTATGTCATAAGTCACCTCATAAGGGTTGTTAATGAAGGGTGCTACAGGTGACGTTATAGGTGCATCGATGCAATACGTCAAGTGGTGACAATGTATTTTGTCAATGATATATTTCTATCGATATGGGCGAGCTGATAGCACTGCTATTGCCAGGTTTGCGGCGATAGGTTTTGACTATCCGGTTTTGTTCCGGTATCTTTGGGCGCGTGATTGTCCGGCGGGCGGGCAAGTGAGCGATAGCGAACAACGGCATAAAATGAACCGCAAAGCTATACACCAAGCAATAAAGAGCAAAGGAATAGAAGGGGCAATGCGAGTGCCTAAAGGTACGCTTACACCAAAAATGAAAAGGTTTGCAGAGGAAATTGCCCTGGGTAGTACCGGTGCTGATGCTTACCGGCGAGCGTACAGCGATAGGGGCAGCGTCGATACTATCGGCAACAACGCGAGCCGATTAAAGGCCGATGCTAGGATAAAAGCAGAAATCGAACGGATAGAACGGGCAAACGAGCTAGCTGCGCTGCATTCTGCGGCTGGCTTGCACTCTATTGTCATCTCAACCCTGGCAGAGATAGCAACAAACCCCGAAGCAAAAGACGCAACGCGCATACAGGCTGTGCGCAGCATCGGGCAATTGGTCGGGGTCGATGCGTTCAGGGAAACGAAGCGGGTCGAACACGTCAAGGATTCAGGCGAGATACGCGCACAGATACTCGACCAGCTTAAATCGATGATGCTCGGCTCGGCTGATGCGGTTGACGTTGACGCGAATTCGCTGTTAGTGGAATTGGCGGGCGACGAGCCCCAGGGTGGGGGTACACCCCCAAATGCAGAATGGGACTCCGACGCGCATATGCATAGTAATGAACTCGAACCATCCCAATCTTTTTCCGATCCCGAGGATTCTGGCTCTCCCAGCGAAGACCCCCCGTCATCGTTAGAAACGCAGACCCCCCGGGGGGATATTTTTGCGGAAAAAGGTGATGTTAACAATTCGCTACATGGAAGATCTTCCAAGTAGAGATATGGCAACTATAGAAATTAATCGAGAGATGGTACGTCGTCGTAGGGAGATGACGTATGAAGAGTGTATGGAGGTAGAGATGACGCCGGCGCAGCGGCATGTATTTTTGATAATAGATGAATGGTGGAAGCAGTATGGGTTTGGTCCTTCTATACGGGATATATGTGAGTTACGTGGGAAGGGTGGGATGGGGAATACGCATGAGATTATTAAGCGGTTGGTGAAGTTGGGGGTAGTGAAGAAGGTGAAGGGTGGTGGTAGGAGTGTGAGGCCTGTGTATATCAACTTCAGGACGTTGGAATGAGTTACGACGAAAAGCTGATGTTGGAGGCGTTCCGGTTGTTATATCAGGTCTATCGGGAGCAGAAGGCTGGGCGGAAGTATTACAGGCCGGTGTCGATATATCCGACTTTGGCAAAGATACAGCGGCGGCTGAACAAGCCTGTGCGGGAGGGTGTGTCTATAGTGGCCATGAGAGAGAAGGCGAATAGTCCGTGGACTTGAGTGAGTTGATAGGTAAGTTGCCGGTAGCCGAGCAGGAGAAACTGCTGGAGCAGGTGGGGCAGTACCGGGATGCTGTCGCGCGGGAGAAGGCGCAGAGCAAGTTCATGTCGTTCGTGAAAGAGATGTGGCCGGGATTTATACATGGCAGACACCATGCCATCATGGCAAAGAAGTTTGAGGAGATAGCAGAGGGGAAGTTAAAGCGGCTGATAATAAATATGCCGCCGCGACATACGAAGTCGGAGTTTGCGAGCTTCCTGTTGCCGGCGTGGTATCTGGGAAGGAACCCAGACAAGAAGGTAATACAGACGTCGAACACGGCAGAACTGGCGGTGGGATTTGGCCGGAAGGTCAGGAACCTAGTCGACAGTGATCACTACGGCAAGATCTTCCCCGGTGTGGGGTTAAGAGCGGACTCGAAAGCGGCTGGACGCTGGGCGACAAGTCACGGCGGCGATTATTTTGCGATTGGTGTCGGGGGTACGGTTACAGGTAAAGGCGCTGATCTATTAATAATAGATGACCCGCACTCGGAACAAGAGGCGAGGCTCGCGCAGGGGGATCCGACGGTCTTTGACAGCGTGTACGAATGGTATACGTCGGGTCCACGTCAGCGTTTACAGCCTGGCGGGGCGATTGTAGTGGTGATGACACGCTGGTCGGACAAGGATCTGACTGGCCGGGTGTTGAAAAGCGAGACGACAGAGTGGGAGGTGATAGAGTTTCCTGCGATTTTGCCGTCTGGAAACAGTCTCTGGCCGGAATTCTGGCCTGTAGACGAGCTGTTGGCACTAAAAGAAGAGCTTCCGGCGTACAAATGGAACGCTCAATACCAGCAAAAGCCTACGGGAGAAGAGGGTGCGCTGGTAAAAAGGGACTGGTGGCGGCTCTGGGAGGGGGAAAGAGCGCCTGCATGTGAATTTATCATCCAATCTTGGGACACGGCGTATACAAAAAACCAGCGGAGTGACTATTCTGCGTGTACGACATGGGGTGTTTTCCACAGAGATGAGGATGAAAACGATGTGAACATCATTTTGCTGGACGCATGGAAGGGAAAAGTGGAGTTTCCCGAGTTAAAAGCGAAGGCAAAGGAGATGTACGACGATTGGGAGCCGGACGCCTGCATTATTGAAGCGAAAGCAGCAGGTGCGCCGCTGATATTTGAGCTGCGCAGGATGGGTGTGATGGTTCAGGACTTCACGCCGACCCGTGGCAACGACAAGTTCGTGCGTTTGAACAGCGTTACAGACCTATTTTCTTCCGGTAAAGTGTGGGCGCCCGACAAACGGTGGGCAGAGGACGTGATCGAAGAGTTTGCGCGGTTTCCGAACGCAGAACATGACGATTTGGTCGACTCCGGGGTGCAGGCATTGATGCGATTTAGGCAAGGCGGCTTCTTGAGGTTAGGTACAGACGAAGAAGACGAGCCGCTGGACTTGCGGCGCAGGCGGAGTTACTACTAATACATGGCTCATTTGGTCTGCAACCTGCCGCCGGTGCATTGTTATGTGCGGCGTGAGTTTTTATATGACTTTGGCCAAGGGCATGGGGAGTATGAGCCGTGTATCTGGGTGTCTTTGAAGAGTCTGCGTGGGCAGGCATTCAGGATCGAGGCGTATTTACCCAATTATGGGGCGTTGTACGACAAGTTACCGCTACATGCGTTTGTATCAAGGACGGATGTAGTGCCAGAAGAGCTGTTATCGCTGGATTTGTTACAGATTTGGGACTGTTTCAGTTACGATTTTGCGGTGATTCAGAAGGTTTTTCTGCGTAATTTGACGTGCCGTTTTTACGCAAAGGACAAGCAGTTTTATGACGGCGAGTATTTATTTACGGCGGATCATTCGGCGCCAGACGTTAATCTTATAGACACGAGCTACGCCGAGTGGCCGGAGGATCACAAGAGTTTTAACTTTATTGCTTTAGACAACGGCCAGTACGCTGCACAGCCCAACAACCGGTGTATTTTTCTGGATGCCGCGAGCAATCCGGCACAACTCAAGTTTCCCGACTTCAAGGTTTGCACCAAGAAGTACGTGGTAGAGCAGAAGCCTAAGTGGGCGCTGGGTGACACAACCACGGTGATGTATGAATAGGATAAATTATGGCAACTAATATAGACAAGGCGCTGTACCAGCTGCCGATGGGCATGGATCAATCGCTCATGGAGGCCGAGCCGATAGAGATAGAGATCGAGGATCCAGAGTCGGTGTCTATAGGGCTAGGCGATCTTGAGATCACGCTGGAAAAAGATGAGGAGGATGATGAGTTCTCTGAAAATCTGGCGGAAGAGATAGAAGAAGACGCGCTGCAAACGCTGGCCAGTGATCTTTTGAGTGACTTTCAAGATGATTTGGACAGCCGCAAGGACTGGATGAAGACGTATGTCGACGGCCTAGAGCTGTTGGGCATGAAGATAGAAGAGCGGTCAGAACCGTGGGAAGGAGCTTGTGGTGTCTATCATCCCCTTCTATCTGAGGCGCTTGTTAAGTTTCAAGCCGAGACGATCATGGAGACATTTCCGGCTTCGGGTCCCGTTAAAACTAAGATCATCGGCAAAGAGACGCCGAGCAAGCGCGACGCGGCGGAGCGGGTTCGGGATGACATGAACTACCAGCTGACCGAGGTCATGACTGAGTACCGGCCTGAACATGAGCGGATGTTATGGGGCTTGGGTCTAGCGGGTAATGCGTTCAAGAAGGTGTACTACGACCCCAGTCTTGGCCGTCAGGTATCTATATTTGTACCGGCGGAAGATGTGGTGGTTCCCTATGGGGCGAGCAATCTGGAGTCTGCGCCGCGTGTGACGCACGTTATGAGAAAGACCAAGAATGAACTGCGTCGCCTGATGGTGGCGGGGTTCTACCGTGACGTTGACCTGCCGGAACCAGAGAATGTGCTGGACGACATTGAGAAGAGTATTGCCGAGAAGATGGGCTTTCGGGCGACGTCAGATGATCGGTACAAGCTTTTGGAAATGCAGGTGTATCTGGATTTGCCGGGGTATGAGGACACGGATGACAAGGGCAAGAAGACAGAAATCGGCTTGCCATACATTGTCACTATAGAGAAGACATCACAGGAAGTTCTCGCAATCAGACGCAACTGGCGGCCAGAAGATGAGACCTATCAGAAGAGGAACCACTTTGTTCACTACCCATATATCCCCGGCTTTGGCTTCTATGCCTTCGGCCTTATTCATCTTATCGGCGCTTTCGCTAAGTCTGGTACTTCTATTATTCGTCAGTTGGTTGATGCTGGCACTCTATCGAATTTGCCTGGGGGTCTCAAGACTAAGGGAATGCGGGTCAAAGGAGATGACACTCCAATTGCACCCGGCGAGTTCAGAGATGTGGACGTTGCCGCCGGCACGATCAGAGACAACATCCTTCCGCTTCCGTACAAAGAGCCGAGCCAAGTACTTCTTGGATTGATGAATCAGATCGTTGAGGAAGGCCGCCGGTTTGCTGCTGCGGCTGACCTCAAGATCGCTGACATGTCGGCCAACTCTCCGGTCGGCACTACCTTGGCCATTCTGGAAAGAACGCTGAAGGTTATGTCTGCGGTGCAGGCGCGTATTCACTACGCGATGAAACAGGAGTTAAAGCTCCTGAAAGACATTATCCGGGATTACACGCCGGACGCGTACGACTACACACCGGTTGAAGGTACGCCGCGAGCCAAGAAGTCGGACTACGACGACGTAGATGTAATTCCTGTATCAGATCCAAACTCGGCCACGATGGCACAGAAGGTTGTGCAGTATCAGGCTGTGATGCAGATGGCGCAGGCCAACCCGCAGATCTACGACATGGTGGAGTTGAACCGCCAGATGTTGGAAGTCTTGGGAATTAAGAATGTAGGCAAGTTAGTTCCGGCGGCAGAGGATCAGAAACCCAAGGATCCGGTGTCAGAGAACATGGCCATTCTGAACATGAAGCCGGTCAAGGCGTTCATTTATCAGGATCATCAGGCGCACATAACGGTACACATGTCGATGATGCAAGATCCCAAGATGGCCATGATGATGGGTCAAGACCCGCGCGCGCAACTGATGCAAGCGGCACTTAGGGCGCATATCAACGAGCATGTAGCCTTTGAGTATCGCAAGCAGATTGAAGAGATGTTGGGCGTTCCGTTGCCGGAGATGGACAAGCAGTTGCCGCAGGATTTGGAGGTCGAGGTTTCTCGAATGATGGCGGCAGCGGCAGGCAAGTTGTTGATGAAGGATCAAGCGGAGATGGCGCAGCAGCAGGCACAGCAAGCGGCCATGGATCCGATTGTTCAGATGCAGCAGGCAGAACTCCAGCTCAAAGCGCAGGAGTTGCAGCTCAAGCAGGCCAAGTTGGCGATGGATGCTACCGAGAAGGCGGACAAAATCCGCCTCGAGGAAGAGCGGATTGCCGCACAAAAAGAGATTGCCGGTATGCAGGTTGGCGCCAAATCCGCCAAAGACAGGGCAGATCTCGAGGCACGTATGGAGTTAGAGGGTGTGAAGGTCGGGGCGCAGATCGCCAGAGACCAGATAGAGATGAGCAAACCGCAGCCAAAACCTGCAAAAAAGAAAGGGTAATTTATGGATAAAGCGCTTGAGGTACTACTCAAACAGGTGCGTGACAAGCGCGATCAGATAGTCGAGGCCGTTGCCAACAGCGCGGCAAAAGACTTTGCTGATTATCAAAAACTTTGCGGCGAGATCCGGGGTCTATCGCTAGCGGAGGGCTTTATCTTGGACCTTGCAAAAAAAATGGAGTATTCAGATGAGTGAACTTTTAATCGCCAGTCAAGATGGCGAGACTTCAACGCTGCCAGAAACAGCCGAGGAGAAAGCAAAGCAACTGCCGGAGCCTTCGGGGTATCACATCCTGGTGGCGTTGCCGGAAGTAGAAGACAAGTTTGACAGCGGGCTAGTCAAGGCAGACCAGACTCTGTACGAAGAAAAAGTGCTGGCAACCGTGTTCTTTGTCATCAAGATGGGGCCGGACTGCTACAAGGATGAAAAACGGTTCCCTACTGGCCCTTGGTGTAAGGAAGGGGATTTTATTCTCGCCCGTCCGAACACTGGCACCCGCCTGAAGATCCATGGCCGTGAATTCCGCTTGATAAACGACGATGTTGTCGAGGCGGTAGTCCAAGACCCACGCGGTATTTCTAGGGCATAACAAAGGAGAAACAAATGGCAGAACAAGAAATGGAAGATTTTAAGTTCCCCGACGAGGCTGACCCAAAAGCAGAAGCCAAGGAGGAGGTGGACTTTGAGATTGAAGACGATACCCCGCCGGAGGACAGAGGCCGTGAGCCGATGCCCAAGGAG